ATATCTGGGTCAGCAGATGCACCTGATGTAGCACCCACAATTGGGTTACCACCTTCAAACTCAATTAAGTTACCAGTGAATTCTGGGAAGATTCCATCAACTCTATTCTGATAATACTTAAGCACTTTAGTTGTGCTATTCCATGATATGACACGTCCTCTTGCTGTTACCTGTTGTCCACCAACAGTACGAGATTGTGTGATAATCTCATCTGTCTGGAAGTTACCAGTAAACGTCGGTGCAAAGATAGACGCTTTTGTTGCACTCAATGTTAAATCTGAAGTTAACTCTTCAGTGCCAAACTTGTTAGGATTAATTACCAACCCAATACGACGATAATCGTTATCAGTTGGGAAGTCACCAGATCCTTCATCATAGGTGAACTTAGTGTTGATCATTACACGGAAACCACCCAACTCAGTTGCAGGTGCAGCACCATGTCCCATAGATGGAGGTATTACAACCTCAACACTACCACCAGTACCTGTACCAGCACCAATACCGTTGACTTCATCTATAACAACCTTACCAAAGGTATATCCAGATCCACCAGATGTAACAGTAGCAGAGGCAATACGACCACCATCTACAACAAGTGAAACTCTACCACCTACACCGTCTCCTTTAATAGGCACGTTTTCATAGGTACCATTGTTATAACCACTACCAGATGAACCGATAATGATAGTATCAATCTCTCCACCGATAGCATCAGCAACAACAGCAGTGTCTGTCAACACTGGCATATATTCATTGGAGAAGAATTTTAAGACTTGACCAACAGGGATCGTGTACATATACTTCCAACGGTAGCCATCAGCAGTTGTGATAACTGAGGTGGATGTTCCTGTAGGTTCAACAGTAGAAGGTTTACCGTTAGGATCAGCAGGAGATGTGCCGTTGTAAATGCACTTGTAAACTTGATAGGACGAGTTAACAACGTAAAAATCTGAGTCGTATAACTTCGTAGCACCTGACGATGCGGTCTTAGTCGAGGAGTAATCATGACGATACATATCATAAACGTAACCCAAACCACCAGTGGTCTGTTCGGGTGGTATCCAGTCAGTCCTTCTAACTACCTGAATAGTGTCATTTGCCAATACCCTTTTCAGGGAGATCATATCAGCATAGTCATCCGAGAATTCTTGGAATGAATCTACTGGATCTGGAGGTGCATTCTCATTATCCCACGGTTGTGGTCTGCCTATGAACACATAAAGGCGATCCCTAGCACTACCTGCCAACAGGTCGGACTGTGTAGGATCTGGTCCTTCAAGTGACTTCCTAAACCTTTCGGCAGTAAAGATTCTAAATTGGTCGGTAAGTAACGCCATTGTCTACGAATTGCCTTAGTTTTATTTATGCGGGTTATTCATCCTCATTTCTGACAGCACCAGTATATTCAACAGAATATATCTTGGCTACAGCACCAGATGTATTTCCTTGTAGATTTTCCCCAACAGTCCACAAGTAATTTGGATCACTTGCAACAATATCTTTTATTGTTACTGTATGGAGATCTTCATTATTTCCTATAATAGGACCAGCAGTTACACTGGTATTAGTTGCCGTAAGACCTGTAGTTTGGCCTTGGACTTGCTCAGTAGCAGTAAATGTATTGGAATTTTGATACTCAACAATGATACTAGCAGTAGATGTATGTGTATCTCCATCACCTAAAGCACCAGCAGACTGAATAGTAGCTACTAGAGGGTTAGCATTTCCATCATATATCTGATCACCTGCTTGGAATAGAGTAGTGTTTTGTCCACCAAGTGTTTCCTCTATACCATATTTAGAGGATGAGATGCCACCATCTAAATTAATCTGATTTTCAAACTCAGTACCAGTATTAACTAAGTCGATAATACCGTCACCCTGTTGCATTACACCATTCTCATCTTCATATTCCTCATCATCATCTTCAAACCTTCTGTTAAGAATAAGACTTAACGGATCGGTAAAAGCAATAATATCTTCACCCTCAACCTCAACCAAAACATGTGGTTCTATACCAGTGCCACTAGATCCAGCAACACCTGCAACGAATGCAACTATAGTTGACTTCTCGTTAGATCTACCTCCATCAATGAATGCCAATTCATCAATTTCAAAGGTGAGATATAGTGCTCTTTGAGAAACATCCCAGTCATATACAATAGCAACTCGGTTATTAGATGATTCAACAACCCTTCTAACCTTATCAGTAACACTGAAACTATACGCAGTCAATCCTGTATCTGGATTATCCTGTAAGTTATCTAATATAACCTTCTGATCAAAACGGAAGTTAACACCTCTATCACAACCAGTAAATGCATCATAATCATCACCATTAGATACAGCAAGTTTACCTGTATATCTTATAATCTCTCTACCAACAAGGATCTTACCAGATCCTGCATATGGATCAGTAGTCTGGACATATAAGGTACCTGTGCTAGAGTTAACATTCTGTGTTAGTCCAGTTATATTATAAACAGTTGAGTTTAACGACTGTCTATTCCTAGCTTCACGAATCAGGTCAGTATCTCTGGTAAAGATAACCTCTGGAGGTGTGACATATCCCCCACCACCTGTCAATAGGTCTATATTGGTGATCTTACCAAGATTAATAAATGCTTGAGCAGTAGCACCAGATCCACCACCTTTAATCAACTGTATAAGTGGAGGAGTCTCAAAGAATTCACCTTGATTAGTTAATGTGATAGAAGAAACTTGACCAAACTGATTAACATTAGCAACACCAGTACCACCTTGGCCACCACCACCGCTAATGATGATATTTACGTCTTCCTCTGTATAATTTCTACCTGTCTCTTCTATAGCAAGACCAGTGATCAATCCTGTTACAGGTACTAACTCAGATCCTGATCCACCACCACCTACGACAGCAGCTTCTGTATCAAAATAATTATCACCTGGTACAGTCACCTGAATGAAGTCTACACCACCATCTTCTTTAAGATAAATGTTACCTCTAGCAGATCCATCACTACCATTATCTTGGATTTGTAACCTTAGAGGGTCATATCCTTCACCTGGATCTAATACTTCTACAGCAGTAATAACACCTTCATCACCTTCTATAACTGCTCTCAATACAGCGTCTCTAATAGGTGTGCCACAATTTTCAATCCTTAATCTAGGAGGATCAGCAGCAGAGTATCCTTCTCCACCATTAATTACATAGACATCCCTTACCCCAAATATACTATTGAATATTGGGATAATAGAAGCACCGCTACCTGGGACTGTTCTTGTTGCCATATTAGACTACTATAAGGTCTCCTACCATTGCTGGATGCATTGTGCACTGGTAAACATATGTTGTACCAGCAGCTAAAGACTGTGGGATTGTCCAGAATTGGACTCCTTGCTGATCACCAGATACACCGTCAGTTACGGCAGTACCACCTGATGTTTGTCTTAAAGCAAAGGGATGACCCGCAGTTGTTGTATTATTAAATCTGTATGTAAACCCTCTATAGACATAGATGGTTGGATTATCTGTGGAGGAGTTAACACCACCACCTGAGAATCTATACGAACTATTATTAGGACCAGTTATATCAAATCCTACTGTTGGTGACTCAACAGGATCCCAACTTGTACCGTTAAATACAATACTTTGATTTTCACTAGCAGATGAAGCTAGATATAGATCTGCATTAACTGTTAATGTATTTGAAGTTGCAACAGTAGTAACACCTTGGCCACCTGCGACATTAAGAGTGGAAGTTGAGAGGGCAGCAGTTGTAGTACCACTGTCTCCAGTTACTGTTCTAAAGACTTCCTGAATTACATTAGGTGAGTCATTAGTAATCGTGAGATCATCTCCACTGACAGCAGTACTAATACCAGTCCCACCAACGAGGTTAATAGTAGCAGTTGTACTACCTGCGGTTTTGTTTCCTGAGTCACTTCCTATTACACCGTATGCGTTCTGGTTGGCATCTCCAAGAGAACCTGTCATGTTAATAGTGACAGTATCTCCAGTTATTGCTGTAGCAATATTTGTGCCACCTGCAATTATTAATGTATCTGTTGCAGCAGATGCTGTTGTGGTACCTGTGTCAGCGTTAACACTCTCAAATAAGTTTTGAGTAGTGCCTCCACCGCCACCGCCACCAGATGAATCATCATTGGCAGGTTCCCATGCACTATTAGCAGAGTTCCATTTCATCACCTGTCCGTCAGAAGGTCCACCTCCAACGGTCATATCTACATCACCAAGGTCACCTATACTATGATCTTCACCTATAATTTTCTTCCAACCACCGTTAGTTGCAACTCTTGCTGTATTATCAGCACTCACAAGAGCAAACATACCATGATGCACAGTGTTATCTGGTAGATCACCTGTGGTTGCAAAATGATTACTATACTTTAACTTACCATCAGCACCATCGATGTATGTTAGAGCAGATCCTGTACCACCAGCCCAGAGTGAAATATCTCCAGACCCATTTGGTTGGATTACTATGTCTCCATTAGCTGCTGATATAATTTTATGTCCGTTAACGTCTACATCACCAGAGAACGAGTTAAAATCCCCTTCAGAAAACTGAGCACCATTCCATTTGAGAATTTGTCCAGTTGAGGGAGTGCCTACGTTTACTTGTAGATTGGTATTGTTACCAAGATTAGTATACAATTCGTCAATGACGCTATTCAATTTGATAGCACCATCTCTCAGACTGTCTCCAGTCCCGTCATTCGCTGACGATCCAATATTGAGGGTTTGCTTTGCCATGATAGTAGTCTTTACAGTGTTATTTAGGTGCCATCATAAGTTTGTAGTGTAGAGTCAAGAGTAGACTGAGTACTATCGAATCTATTTGCAGTGCTACCACCACTACCACTACCAGTAACGGTCAATGTTGCTGCTTGTGAATCTAATGGTGAGTTTTCTGCGGCTGCTGGTGCTCCAATAGGTCCAGAGATACGACAACGATACCTATACCCAGTCATATATGTCAATGCAGTGACTGAATATGCATTAGTTGTTGCTCCAGTTATAGCAGCAAACGCAAATCCACCATCTGTAGATCTATACCATTGGAATGCCACTGGTCCGTCCTCTGGACTGACAAGTTTCTGGACAGTAAAGGTAGCAGTCTGACCAGCATTGATTGTTGCATTCTGTGGTTGTAATGTAAATGCCAATATAGGTAACGGACCTCCTCCACCACCATCTCCACCACCACCTTGAGAGACATTCTCCTGTGTGTAGTTAGTATCAATGGTTTCTCTAGTTGTAAGTCCTATAATATATGGGAATTTTGTATTATCTACGTCATTCTCATCAACAGTTAAGAAATAAGCATAGGTACCATCTTGATACTCAGGTGTAATAGCGTATCTACCATTGTGCTCATCTAAATCACCAGTACCTTCAAGGTATTCATAGTCCTCCATAAGAGTACCAGCAGGAGGATTATCTGTAGTAGACCCATAATCAGGTCTTCCAGGTGCTTCAGTGTCTTTTACAGCATATGAAGTCCTCATTGTCCTAGTACCACTCAAATTATCGAATGCTGTGTTGTATCCATAAGGTCCGTAGATAGGAAATCCATCAAATGCAATGCCAATCATCTTAGAATGACCATCGGGATGACGAATATTGTCTCCATTATACTGAGTTGCACCATAATAATCGTTATAACCTGCCATTGCAGACCCTGCTTTCCAACAATCTAGGAAATGTGGGTCATGATAGTGGTAAATTCCTTGTTGGTTGGGGTGTCCACCACAAGAATCCTCACCAGAACTAACAAAAGGTAGATCTCCAGCAGCAACCCAACTAAAACCTGATGGGGGATTGAGTCCTGTACCAGCAGAAGGGTTAAAAATAGCAACTCCATTGCCAGCAATTCCAATTTTACCTAATGGAGTAGCAATTCTTCCATTTCTTTGGTCATAATATTCACATGTACCACTTACAGGAGTAGTTGCTTGCTCTGCTACAATGAAATCTAATGTTGTATCTGAAGATAACCAACACTCACCATCAATAGAAGTGAATGTGGTGCTCTTAAATACGAATCTTTGCTTTAATCCATCACTAAAATTGACAAATATATTATCTTCTACTGCAATATCAGGATTACCACCTGTGAAGAGAGTTAAATCATTTGCACTTATAGTAACTCTTCTAACAAATCCGTCATGCGTATATCCAGTATTATCAAATGTGCGAGCAATTCCAAATGTTCCTCCACGGTATAAGAAATCATGATCCCAATCCTTCTCCTGAATAGTATTAGGGTTATTATCGTTAGGGAACGTACCAGTAAGCACAGGAGCAGGGAGCAAAGTCGATGCTACTGTGATTACATTAGTTGCGTTATTATAGGAAGCTGTTGCTGCCATTGTTTTACTTTTATTTAGATGTCGTCAAAGATCAGATTCGGTGTGAAGTTACTGATTACAGTAGCACCTGTCTGGACGCTTAGGATAGCGGATAATGAGTAGACTGGAGTTGCACCAGCAGCAGTGATTGCGACTCTGTATTCGTCACCATCGTCTGCCTGTACTGTAGCATTTGTGTCGTATGTTGCTTGGTTAGCACCAATAATGTTGCTCCAAGTTTGTGTGCCATACTCCTTCTTCTGCCACTGATAATTCATTGTCTGATCATTAGTTACAGTAGAGACAACTGTGAATGCAGCAGTCTGACCTTGGTTAACAGTTACGTTAACTGGATCCTGTGTGATTGCAATAGTACCAGCATCAACACCAGCACCACCACCTGTGTATTCACTACCTTCGCCAGCGAGTACGTCAAATCCACCGTTAATTGGACCACCTTCAGGTGGTACGAAGTCATCTGGGACTACGTTATCGATTGCAACAGTTGGTGTAGAATAACCAACACCAGTTGTCTTAACATCAATTCTAGTAACACCCATCAATGCTTTAATGCGTGAATCGAATCCAGAAGATGAAATAACATCTACGTTAGGACGTGTTGTATAACCATCGCCAGGATTGGTTATTGTTGCGTTAACTATTTGACCAGATGTTATGTTAGAAATCGCCTGAGCATTTCTACCCTTAACAGCACCAGTGTATTCAAATGTGATCAGTGAGTTGGAAGATTCAATCAAAGCAACTCGACGATTAAATTCTTCACCCTCAATTGCTAATTCATCACCAGCTTCAATTGGTGGAACAACTGTTGCAGCAATAACGTCTGCGTCAGATCCAATGTATGAGAAGCCAACGAAGGTTGATCCCGCACGTGGGACTTCAGCAAAGATGATACGTGAACCAACGATTTCATATGCGAGTCCAGGTTCCTGAATAATACCGTTAAGTGATACGATAATGTTATTTTCAGGACGTATAGTGTTAGAAGAAACACCTTCAGTTAGTGTTAAGGAGTAGAATAATCCACCACGCTTAAGGTTGAATGAAGATCTCAATGAGTCAAACTCGAAGGAGATATCATCTAACTGA